GAGAATAAAGTTAGGGTCATGATTGAAGAGCCCACGCACATCGTCGCCAAGCACGTTGTCGAATGCGCCTGGCTTGATGATCTCCCTGAACCCCCAAAGCGGCTCGGAGCGGCTGTTAAAGACAGAGCCGTAACCGATAATGTGCGTGGGCTGATCGCCCTGCTGCTCGGCCCGTACTTCACCGCTGTAACAGCGGGTTTCGCGGTCACTCATCGGTTTTTTCCTCTTTTGTTTTATCGGTTTTGAAGTCATCAGCCGGATTGGCGGCGTTAACGCTCACCAGCATTTCATCCAGGCCATCAACCGGGTTCATATCCTCAAAGGCGCGGGCCTCATTGCGGCTCATCCAGCCATCAGTGATGGCGAAGTGGTAGAACTGGGCACGTTCTTGAGGTGTGCCTCGCAGCAGTCCGGTGAGATTGAAACGAACGTAATACCCGGCAGCACGTTCGGCGCGGGTAAACAGGCGGCGGTTTAACTCCTGCTCCCAGTTCGTGACCCACGGCATCATCGTGTAGCGGACAAACTGAATCGCCTGCTGGGTGATATTGCTGAACGTGGCCTTTTCGAGATCGTTAATCATGTGCGCCGGCACGTTGAAAATCCCGGCAATCATCGAACGATTCAGTTTCGACATATCGATGATCTGTGCATCGACCGGGGAGACGGTCAGGGCTTTGTAGTCCAGATCAGCAGGCAGCAGGACGGTTTTATTTTCCGCGCTGCGCAGCGCCGCCATCGTTTTTTGCCAGACCCCTTTGAGTCGGCTCCAGCTATCATCGTTCAGCGCTGTTTTTACTGTCAGGATCCCCGACGGTCGCGCGTTTCCGCTGAAAAATGAACTGGTGTATTGCTGCCCGCTCATCCCCATGCCAATGGTTTCAGCGTGCTGCATGATGGGTGACAAGCCCATTTTCTGGTTATTGCCCAATGCCCTGACATGGATCATGTCGTCGGGGCTTATCGCAAATGCTCCCTCTTCGTTATAGACCCCATAGGTATAGCGACCGCCGGTATTCAGTAACGTGGTTTCCCAGGGCATCGGGTTTTCAATCGACTGAACCTCACCACGCCGGGAGCGTTTTACCCATCCGTAGCCGTTCCCCCAGCCCAGCACATGACGTTGCGTCAGCTCGCGCCATTTATAACTGGTTTGCCAGATATTGGGCTCATCATGGAGCAGGTAAAACACCGGGTGATCCCGTGCAGGGCTGACGGTATTCCCGGTATTTCTCATGACATGCAGCGGCATCTGAGCCAGATTGGAGGCGATCACGTAAATACATGAGTACACCGCCGCCAGCTTCATCGCGGTAACCGGGTTAACCACAACATCGCGCCCCAGCATGCTATCAGTATCGGCAATCTCGCCCGTTATCGGCGTGGCAGGGTTTTCGAGTGGTTCACTGCGGAATATTGCATCAAGTAACACGTTTCCCCCTCATTGCCGCCATTAATGCGCCAGCAAACAGCAGTCCACCGGAAAACATCAGCGCATTAGCCAGCCCAAATTGCAGGTAAACGCCGCCCGCGAGCATGCCGAACCCGGCAAGCCCAACAACATCGATAATCAGTGATTTCATATAATTAACAGGTCGTCGTCTGGATCCAGACCAGAAAGAAAGTCGCTAACGTCGCCGCCATTCACCAGCACACGACTCATTCCCGTAAATAGCGCGGCAGGGCCGTCGATTTTCGCTTCCGGTGTGGATTTGTTGGGGAAAATGTTGTCGTTTTTGTCCGGTTTAACGGTCACGTTCGACATCATCCAGTTCATTACCGGGTGATTGGTATGATGGAATCGACCACCGTAAACCAGTGCCTCAACCTCTTTCATGGCCTCAGAGAAGTTGCGGACTGTCTGAGGAACCTCTACCAGAGGAATTCCCTCCTCGGCCAGCGCCAGGCTAAATTGCGTAGCGCTCCAGGGGTCGAAACCAACCTCTTTCAGGCTTTGTCCGCCAATCCAGGCAATCAGGTCAGCTTTAATCTGGTGGTGATCGATGACATCGCCGTCAGTCAGCTCTAACTTTCCGAGCATGGCCCAGCCCCGGTACATCTGCGCCATTTGTTCAGAGCATTTCTCTAAGCGCCCTTCGGGTAGCCAGAATTTAAAGTCAGCGTGAAGATGCCCGTTATCGGCCCGCCAGATTTTCCCCGCGGCACAGATGTCGATTTTATGCGCCAGATCCACACCAACCCACATCGGGTACGTTTTGAGTTCATGAACCGGCGCAATATCCTCGCAGGCTTCCCACTTCATCATGTCCATCCAGGCTGATTCAGCCGTAACCCAGATATTCATGTGTTTTGTGAAGAAATTGACGCGCGCGGAAACCTGCTCTTTCGCTTTTTTCGCCAGGCGGCGCAGGTCGTCCCAGCGTTTGCAGATGCCTAAGCCAGGGTTCGCTTTTTGCCACACCGTTTCATCAAACGGGTCATCACCCTTATCGAGGGTAAAAATGATGGCAAAAAAGCTGTCATCTTTAACCGAGCCCTCAACCTTGCTGTTATAGCCCTGCAGAACCTTTATTGCGTAATCACGCAGCTCGTAGCAAATACCTTGCTTATTAAATCCGGCAGTTGTAATGCCGAAGAGTAGGGATTGCAGACGGGCACCTGTTGCCGTCTCCAGAACATCCCATACATCGCGAGTTTTATGCGCGTGCAGTTCATCGACAATACCGCAATGAATGTTCAGACCGTCGAGATTGTTAGCGTCCGACGAAAGCGGCTCAAATTTGGAAGAGCTTTGCTCCTGGTAGATCGCCAGCTTGTTGAATTCAAACAGGCGACCCAGCGTCGCTTTCGCTTTCTTGATCATGTTTTTGGCATCTTCGAACACGATTCGGGCCTGATCTCGGGTCGTTGCCGCAGAATAGACCTCTGCGCCACCTTCACCATCAGCCCCGGTCATATACAGGCCGACACCGGATGAAAGCGTCGATTTGGCATTTTTACGTGCCACTTCGTTATACGCAGTGCGAAACCGGCGAACCATCACCAGGCGTCCGCTGCCGTCATTACGCAGAACCACTTCGCCGGTGGCTTCATTCACCAAGGGAATTACAAAGCCAAAGATGTTAATCAGAATGAAAACATGCCAGTCCATCAGCTCAATCGGCTGCCCAGCGAGCGCCCCCTTAACATGAGGCACAAACTTGTAAAAATTGAGGATGTGTTGTGCGCGGGCCTCACTAAAGAAAATGCCCCTTTCCTCACCATGAGCCAGATCGTCGAGAAAACGCTGGCAGGCCAGACGCACGTATTCGCAGGCGACAATTTCTCCCGCCACAACCCGTTCGGCGTAGCGTATTCCTTCTGAAACCTTAGCCATTAGTCCCTCGCATTCATGAACTCAGCGATAGGATCAACTTCGCCGGGTTTTTTAATACTGACTTTTGAGCGGCTGGCGGGCGTCATACCAAACTCAGCCAACATGGCACGAAGTCGTTTCCATGCGTCAGCTTTCATAATTGCCGCCGGGTGAGCCTTTATCATGCGAATCTCACGCTCTTTCCCTTCGTCGCCGTCATCTTCGCTATAAACGGCGTAGGTGTAACCTTCGCGCTCAAGCGTTTCGCAGTGGTGCCGGTATTCGGTGTAGACCTCCACCAGCAATTCAAGAGCCCGTGTATCAAGCTGGGAAAGCACGCCAACGGCGTCCAGTTCCTCGGCCATTCGCTTGAACCAGTATTTGCCCTGCTTATCAAAATGCTTAGGAGTTGGGGGAACCCCTGCAGGGGGTTTTGGTTCATCTTTGTTAATCGGGCGTTTGGATGGGTTCCCCCTCACCAAACTTAGATGGGTCGGGGTTTTCGGCGGTCCCGGCATAATCGAAAACTCCTATTAATGACTTGTTAGGGGTACCCAAAAAAAGTTTCGTAACCTGCGGCGATGCGAAGAAAGGTCAGGCGTCGGTCCCCGGCGCTCAGGGCTGCAGAGATTTGATCCCCCCTGCCTTGATGATAATCGATATCATTACAATAGAAATGATTGCATTTGAAATGATTTCACTATTGCTTTTCGGTCGCAGTCTTGCGGCGGTGGCAGGGCCAGCAGAGGCTTTGCAGGTTGGCATCGTCATCGGTACCCCCTTGAGTCTTCGGCTTGATATGGTCGACGGTCACGGCGGGTACTGCTCGGCCATCTTTAAGGCATGACTGGCACAGGTGGTTATCACGGCACAGAATGCGCGCGCGTCTCACTTCCCACTTGCTGCCATATCCGCGTTGATGTCTGCTCTTACCCTGCTGGTGCTGCTCCCAGCCCTCATTGCGGTGTTGAGCACAATAGCCAGAGCGATCAGTAGTTGTTCCGGCGCAGCCACGCTTGCGGCAGGCTCGCGGTATTAACGCGGGCATCGTTCAATCCTTACCTGTCCATAGCGGGTTCGTCGTTGCACTTCGCCGTTAACAGACAACAACCGTCCTTTGTCGTCCGCTTCACCATCAACCACCTCACCTTTGACATCATCAGCAGTGAAACAACGGGGCACCTCTACGCCATCGAGATACACGGTGATACGTTCGCGACCGGGGATTATTCGCTCTCCCGGATCATCATCAAGTACCGTTACACGCATAATGCTTTCCTTTTAGATGTGAGCCTTTCCCACAGATAATCAGTCCCAGAGAGGTTTCGAACCTATACCTAATTCTCTCAGGTTCACTTTCTGGGAGATCAGAGTGATGTTTGCGCGGGAGATGCACAGATTTGGAGCAATAAAAAAGCCGCCTAAGCGACCTCTTTATTTTACATAAGCTTTATTTTTACTTTGTATCCCTCAAGACCAGACATGGTCTCACTCGGTATAAACTCGATCTCAGAAACCTCTTTGCCTGTTTTTTTGCGTAGCTCAGCTATTTTTTTAGTAATAAGAGCAGATATTTCTTCCTCGGCTTTACGCTCCAGTTCTTCGTGTTTCATGCGCAGACTCCTTTTTCATACTCAACCTTTTATAAATCATAGGTTATCTTCTCAGAAGGCGCTTTGAATCATCATCACGGCATCAGTAAGTCAGGAGTTGGTTATATCGACCACGCCGCACTAACCGCTCCTTCCTTTCCACTGGTGGCATTGAGCCGCATACATCAGTAGACCGAAACAACGAGAACTCGTCAGGTTGCGCGGGCGAGGCGCATAAAAAAGCCCCGAGATTGCGAGGCTAATACTACCTGTGAATGACAAAGAGTGATTTACATTTAGGACAAAGCAGCGGTAGTTGCTGACGTACTTTCGTAGTCGATTGGGTAGATTTATGTCCACATATCGGACACATAATAGTCATATTGGCTACCAGGCCAATACGCTTCATTGCGTAATCGAAAAATGACATGGCGATCAACCCTTCAATGTGTATGGCTTACCATATCATGGTTAGCTCATTTTTTAATCAGCAATTAGTATCATACTTGACACTGTATAGCCTTATCACCGTAACTCAGGGAATGCCTGATGTAATGCCTACCCGCATGTAGGTTTGATGAATAGCTGCGGTATGACATGATCTCGGATATCGTCAGGCCACGCATGCTGGCCGTAATAAAAAAGCTACCAGCGAATGACAGTGACTCAGTATGATGCAACCGTTACATTATGAAGACTCTTTATGGGGTTAATAGCACATGCTCAATAATTTTGGTTAACATCATATTTTTTATTGGTCGATTATTGAGCAACTTTCTTATACCCATGCAGGATAATCCTGATAACTTGATATCAGACGACTAATGGAGATTATGATGACCACTTTATCTATCATACTGATTATTATAT